CATGAAGGAATCCGAAGACAAGGCCCAATCCAATTCGCTTTTGTCTGGAGTAAGCGATGTTGTTTCAACTGTCTCAACCATGATCAATTTGGGAGAGTCAGTTAGTGAATCAGTTGCTCCTCTATTGGCACTTTTGGATAAGCCTGCGAATGTTCAGATGTTGCAACCTTATGCGTCGAAGCCCGGAAGTGACATGATGCATGGTACAGGTAGTGATAATACTGTTCGCATGTCTTTGGGTCCAGAGGCTCAGCTGTCTAGTAAGTCTGATATGTTTGGACAAGCCGGTATTGCTCATGTCTATGATGCGATTCGTACACCTGGATATTTCAGAGGAGCGTCATTTACGACAAATACTCTTCCAGGACAATTGCTCCTGGATTTTGGAAATTGTCCATGGTGGGCTCCAGTTGGTCCAGCAAAGCCAGGTTACAATGTGACTTATACGCCCGATTACTGTGCTTGGTATTCCCAGCTCTTTGGTTTCTGGCGAGGCAGCATGAGATATATGTTCATAGTCTCTGCAGCAAAGTTCACAACCTGTCGTATCAGGATTACTTTCCTTCCCAATACTTTAGGCGTGGCGTCAACTTCATCTTATACTGGTGATGTTTATTCGCGAGTTGTAGATATTAGAGGAGACACTGAGATTGATTTAGTCATTCCGTTTCTCTATCCCTACTACTACGCGGCCGTGAGCAAAAATCTGGGAGCATCAGATACTGAGGCTAATTGTACTGGCAAAATCATGGTGGAGTTGGTAACCCAACCCGTTTCCAATGATGCTGCAGTGCAAGACCTCTATATCGACGTTTATCGTGCAGCTGGAGACGATTTCCAATTTAATTTTTGTGATCGTCGACCTTTGCATGATGAATCTAATCCTAGATATGTTCTGGAAACTCACACTCCTATGCTCGTTCAGACCCAGAACGATGTTAAGAACCGTCAGGAGTTGTATGAGAATATGAAGTCTGGAAAGTATGTTGTTCCTAAGGCTAGACAGGAAGCTTATTTGTATTCTGAAAAGCTTAAGGCCAAGCGTGAGAAAGAAACAGCAGTAAAGAACGTAACTGCTGAGTGTTCTATTTTTGAACGCTTTAAGGCCCCAATGGAACCTATTACTCGCAGTACTGGTTACCAGGAAGTTGGACATGTTGCTCCCGAAGTTTTCGGTCCTATGACTGATATTGGGAAAGCATACAACCAATGGTATTATGCTACCAATGGTAATTTCAACTTCTTCCCTTCTCCCGACCCTACAATAATGGATGCATACCACTGGATCCAAATGCCGTTCATCTTCTACCGTGGTTCTTGCCGGATGAAGTTTATCGGTGACTTGCCAGACAAATTCGCGTCTTTTGGGACATTGTCTGGTGGTACGTATCATAGCTCTGCTTCTTATGTTGCCACTAGTACAAATAATGTTCTTGATGTTGAAATGCCCTGGTACAGTCGTGTGCCTTTTACTACTGTCAATGGCACCTACCAATTTGCTGGCATTGATGAGCATTATCGCTCTCTTACTATCAATGCCACTTCTAGCTTACCGTACACCTCGTACATAGCTA